GCCTTGATGGGAAACCTGGTGATGGGCAACCTGGTGACGCGGGACTACGAAGCGGTGCTGGCGAACGCGGGCGACACCGTGAACGTGCCGATTCCGCCGGTGATGGTAGCAAACAACATCGCCGAGGGCGGCTCGGTTCAGCCGCAGAACCCGAATCTGGGGAATGCGCAGATCGTGCTGAACACGCACGCCGAAGCGACGTTCACGATTCCGGACGTCACGAAAGCGTTGGCGGTGCCCGGTCTTTTGAAGATGTACATGCAGCCCGCGATGGTGGCTCTGGCCGAGCGGGTTGAGTCGGACTTGCTGAACCTGTACAGCCAGTTCACCTACAATGCCCCGCTGGGCACGGGTGGCACGGCGCTGATCGAATCCGTTATCGACCAGGCTGAGACGTCGCTGTTCAACGCGAAGGTTCCGACTGCCGAACCGAAGTTCCTGGTGGTGAATTCGTCCGCCTACTCGGAATTGCGCCAGATTGACCGCTTCACGGAAGCGCGCGCCATCGGCGAGCCGGCTCATGCGATCCAAAGCGGCACTGTCGGCCGGCTGAAGGACTTCTACGTCTACCGGTCGCAGTTCGTGCAGCAGACGGGCAACCCCCTCACCACGAACAACCTCGCTTTCGCGCGGCAGGCCATCGGTCTGGCCGTCCGCCGTCTGCCGAAGCCGCTGCCGGGGACCGGCGCCATCGCCGACTACGCCGAGCTCGGCAACTTCGGCATGCGCGTGCTGATGAGCTACCAGCCGAACACGCTGGCACAGCAGTTCACGGTGGACATCCTGTACGGTTGCGGCGTGCTGCGCAACACGCACGCGGTTCAGGTCCGGAGCTAGGCGCAACGCAACGGGGCCGCCGGGTTCAGGTGAGGGCCTGGCGGCCACCAAGTGGGCGGGATGTCATAGTCTGGTCCGCGGGCGAGGTGGGGAGCGGCCGAAAACACATTGAGTTAGTAGCGGGGTCTGGAGACCCCGCGCGGCTCTGGAGAGCCGCCCCACCACGCGCGCGCCGGCAATTCGGATGGGAGAGGGATTACGGTATCGAAACGCCGTTACGAAACGGGCGCATAAATATACCACCGCTCCCTGACGGTCGCGGCTCCGTTTCGGGGCGGCGGTTCCGAGGCGGCGGCTAAAGCCGCTATTCCGGGGAGACGGCAGGAAAGCCGCCTCCCCATTTTTTAACGAGATTCCGGAAGGGAGCACACAGATGGACGTACGGCAGTACTACAAGAAACTGCACGAGTTGGAGGCAAAGATGCCCGAGGCACACGTGCTGGTAGTCAGCCTGGAGACTGACGACGGTGGCAAAGAAGGCGTGATTACCGAGGTGCCCAGAAGGAATGCGTGCCAACTCATTCTCGAGGGACGAGCGAGGAGAGCGGAGCCGAAAGAGGAGGAGGAGTATCGCCGCATGGAAAGGCTGAAGCGGGACGAGTTCCAACGCGCGAGGACAGCCGCGAAGATGCAAGTGACGTTGGTGGCCAGGGAGACGGAATACCCGGCTCCGGCAAAGAGCGAAGAGTAGGAGGCACGGCGTGGCTCTGTTAGTGGACGGCTCATGGTGTTCAGTGGATGATCTGCAGTGCTACGACAGCAGCGCCACGACGGTCGCCAACGAGGAGGGGATCGACCTTGGCGCCAAGATGGCGCTGTCGGAGGCGTTGATTACCGATCGTGTGGATACATTCCTGCGATGGGAATCGACGGCGACTCGTGTGGATACGCTCTTGCAATCGGAATCGACGCTGACAGGACAAAACGCGGTGGTCGATGACCGGCTTAAGCGGTGGCACCTGTGCAACGTGCTGGCGCTGCTGTACCGCGACGCTTCATTCAGCCAGGAGAACGACCGATTCCAGAAGAAGTGGAAAGCGTTCGATCAAGACGCCAATCAGAGGAAGGCAGAGTACCTGATGGCAGGCGTGCCGTACGTGAGGAATCCGGTACGGAGACCGAAAGCGCCAGTAGTGAACGTGATCGCGGGCGCCCTGGCCGCCGATGCGTATTCAATCGCGGTAACGCGCGTAGACGGAGCCGGGCGCGAAAGCTCGTTATCGGCGCAGACCGCGGTGGAAGCGCCGGCAGGAAATGGATTGACGGTAACGGCCAACGGGATAGCAGCCGGCGAGACGTGGAATGTGTATGCAACTGACGGCAGCGGACCGATGTGCAAGCAGAATACCGCTGCGCTCGCCGCAACGGCGACGTGGACGATGCCCGCCAGCGGGCTGGTGCAAGGCCTGCGAGCTGGCGACGGGCAGAGACCGGACGGCCGAATGAAGCAGCGTCGAATACTGCCAAGGGGGTAGCGATGTCAACACCAACAGCACAGGTCCTGGGGATAGCGGTCCAGATGCTGAATGCGACAGGCGGGTTGACAGCCAGCCTGACGAACTACTCGGCGCTTGCCCCGTTGACGGCGGCTCCGGTGGCAGTGGTGAGCCAGGTACCGCAAGAGCTGCAAGAAAAGCAGCAGAAGGTCGTGTACCCGTTGTGCCGAATCTACTGCGACCAGATTCAGAACGACGGGAAAATCAAGTTCCGCGAGTTCTCGGGCACATACCGAGTAGTGGTCGAGATCACGCATTCGCAGGATCGCCTGGATGGGCTCACAGATATGCTGCAGTCGACCACAGACGCCGTGAGCGATGTATTCGACCGGAATGCCGGCAATCTCGGCAACGGCATGGTGCTCAAACCGGGATATCAGACGGAGTTCGACGACGTGAAGGCGGGCGGTCTGCACTACCTGCAAAACGCGCGTGTGAAGTGCCTGGTGAGCTGGGAACGCTGAGGCCGCAGCGCTCGTCGCGGAAGACATGACGGGCTGATTGGACACTCTGGCCGAGCGTTCTACAGCCACAGCATTCGAAGCCGCGGACGCGCCCGGCGTGACGGTGAAGAGCAGGCCGGCGGGGAGCAGACCATCTCGCCGCCAGCCGTCAGGAGGAGGAAGGAGAGCGAGGAAGATGGCAAATTACGTTCTTTCAAACAATAACCGTTACTACGTGGCGCCCGAGAGTAACTACGGGGTGGTTCCAACAATCGCGACTTCGCAGCGGGTTCCAGGAGTGCGACTGACGATAGCGACGCAAAAAGTGACGCCGACGCGGCGAGACAAAACAGGGACGCGAACGTTCCTGGGCATCGCCGGGCCGCCCCGGAAAGTTATCGCCTACGAATTCGAGACAAGCGTCATGGCTCAAGACTCAGGAGTGCTGCAGCCGACCGCGGCGCAGATGGTGCAAGCGGCGCTGGGTGGGACAGCGATGCAAACAACGGCACAGCCAGCAAGCGTAAACACCGGAGGGCTGGAAGTGGACTTCCCCGCCCCGCACGGAATGAGCGAAGGCAGCGCAGTGAACGTGAACGGCGAACTGCGATTCGTCGAAAGCGTCCCAAGCCCGACAAGCGTGCTGTTGTGCGCGCCGCTCACCCAGACGACCGGCGCTACGGTTGTCTTCCCCGCCGTGACGTACTCGCCAGCAAACACGCTGCCGAGCGTCAGTCTATTCGACTACTGGGATCCCAATTCCTCTGTACAACGAATCGTGCGCGGCGCGGGCGTCGAAGAGATGGAACTCAATGTGGACGGCACGGAGCACAGTCTGGTGTTCCGAGGGCCGGCCGCAGAACACTTAGACAGCGCTTCGTTCCAACCCACAATGGGAGGGCTTACCGCGTTCCCTCCGGAGCCGGCGGTGGAATCGGCGACCTGGGCGCCGGTACCTGGCAATCTCGGGCAGGTGTGGTTGGGAAACTCAGACTCCCAAGTGCTGACACTCACGAAGGCACGAGTTCTTGTAAAGAACAACCTTCAGACACGCGATTTTGAGTTTGGATCGAACTACCCGCTCGCCCTGTCTCCGGGACAGCGGGACGTTGACGTGCAGTTCGAAGTGTACAGCACCGACGAAAGCGTGTTCGCGGAACTGTATCAAGCCGCTCAGACGCAGACGCCCATTCCAGTGACCATCCAACTTGGAGACCAGCCAGGCGCCATGGCCGCGGTTCATTTGAAGACGTTTATGCCGCAGGTACCAGACTTCAACGATTCAGAGACGAGGCTGCTGTGGAGCTTCGCGAGCTCGAAAGCTCAGGGGACAGGCGATGACGAGATCTACTTCGCGTTTGGATGAGGCTCCGGTTCAGCCGGTGACGTACGAGAGCGCAGTCTGGCGAGAGTCGCAGCATTGGCCTGGCGTGCGATTTCAGGTGTTGCGGATGTCGCTGATGCGAAGGCATCGGCTCATGCAAGAGTTGAAAGCGCTGGCGCCGGAAGAAGCATTTCACAGAGCGCATGGTCAAGTTGCGAGCGATATCTCCGCGGCTGAACTTCAGGCACGCATCGATGAGGAGGTAATCCGGACAGCATTGCTCAAGATCGAAGGACTGAGCATCGACGGGAAGGCCGCGACGGTTGAGAGCCTGATCGAGAGCGGCCCAGAGAGCCTGGCCCGCGAGGTCGCCGAAGCGATCGCGGAAGAGAGTTCGCTCAACGAAGACGAAAGAAAAAACTGATTGTCGCGTTCCATTTCCAGAGGGAATCTCCGGCCGGATGGAATTGCGAGACATGCAGGAAGCAAGGGCTGGAGACGAGGCGAAACTGCGGGTGGCTGGGCATCAAGCCGACACGAGAACGGCCGATTGTGTGGAGCGGCGGCGGAGCGGTGGCGGCGCGGTGTCCGCTCAGTACGATGAGCGGTCAGCAAGCCGCATGGCTCGACCTCTTTGCGATGTGGAGCAACGGGATCGTGAGGATGTCAGCGGAGTGGTGGGCGAAGGATCTGGACGCGATGACAGTGCTGGCGAACGAAGCAAGGCGGATGGAACAGCATGAGTGAGCCGGAGCGGTAAGACGGTCCCGGGTCGAGAGAGTCAGCGCGGCGCACGGCCGGGCGTGCCCAAGGGCCGGGACAATCGCCAGAAACGAAGGCGTGGACAATGGCAACAAACAAAGAAAACAGCAACAGGCAGGCGTACGCACAGGTGCAAACCTATATCCGCCGACTCCTGGGATCGGGTACGCAATCAAGCGGCAATACGGGGACGAGCAGCGCCGCCATATCACTCCCGAAGAGTTCTAGCTCGAGTACCGGCACAATCAGCAAGACGCCGCACACGTTGCCCAGACAACTCCAGGCGACGGCTTACACGAAGACGTCAACGAAGTCTTCAAGCAGCGGCGGAAGCAGCGCTGGCAACATCTGGTTGATCTCGCCGCTTGCAAGCACGGTGAAATCACTTTTCGATCTTTTCAGCGGAGGATCATCAGGTTCGCGAACGACGAGATACAGAGCTAAGAGCATAGCGCCTTTCCAGCTTGTTGAGAGCATCTCGCCAGAAACGGGGAGCGGCCCGCAAAGCCTCAATGAGAGCGCAGCCGCATTGACAGGAGTCACGAGCCAGTCATTGTCGAGCGGAAGCGGGACTTCAGGCTCGATACCACTAGCTGGAGGCATAAGCGCCTCAAGCAACGTTGGTTCCAACTCGCCGATGAATAATCGCGAGGAACTGGTGACGGCATTGCGGCGAGGCCTAAGCGAATCGCGGGGAATCACAGATGTGTTGAACGAGTTTCAGGACGGCCTATGAGTACCATGCCATTACTTTCGACCGGAGCAGTCCAACAGTATCCGTATGTGTGCGGGATTGCGGGCAGGACACGCACGTTTCAGTTTGCCGACGGTTCGGAACAGCGGTATTTAGCTACAGTTCAACGACACACGTGGTCGATCAGCATGAGGCTGCTTCAGGAAACGGAGAAAGCCGCATTTCTCGAATTTGCGCAGGACACACTGCGCAGCCAGGCGAGTTTCCAATTCACCGACCCACAGGATGGAACAGTCTATCCCACGTGCAGGATTGCGGTTGCGCCCGTGGCCGATCACATTGACGGAGTTGCGCAAACGGGAATGCAGTTTCTGATCATGGAGGCACCTCAGTGACGCCAAGCTTTCCACTTGTGGCAGCAGCGGCGGGCGTACAGCTTCCTGTACAACGAACTTGGAAGCCAGCCCAGGCGTTGCTAATGACGCCAGGCGGCGACTGGCATCTGAGAACACTGCCGACGGGCGAACACGTCGAGTGGCAGTTGAAGTTCACCGGGCTTACGAGCGCCGAGGCACTGACGCTGAAGCAGTTTCACCAAGAGATGCTAGGCGCCTACCACTGTTTTCGGTTTTGCGACCCATTGAGGAACCTGCTGGCGTGGAGCGAAGATCCGACGCAAGCGCCATGGACCACGTCCGGCGCGCTTTCCATCACGCTGCTGCCGGGCGCGGGAGCAGGAGCGTTTCAGACGGCGCAGATTTTGAACCCCAGTGGCGCTGAAGCGTCGATCAGCCAGGCGGTGGGCTGCTCGCCAAACTTTGCCTACAGCATGTCCGTCAGGGCGCAGAGTAATTCACAGAGCACGATCGGATTGTCGATCGGCGGGCAAAGGACGAACGTCACCCTAAGCGAACAATGGCAGACGTACCAGTTCACGGCGGTGCCCGGCGGCAGTACGGACCAAGTCCTCTTCGCGATTGCCATACCGATGGGCGGCGCTGTGGGGTTAGGCGGCGTGCAGGCTGAGTTCGGCGCATGTTCGCCGGAGTACCGCAAGTCGGAGGGAATGCAGGGGTTGTTCACCAAAGCTCGATTCAAGGACGACCTACTGGTTGTGAGCTGTGAAGAGGGTGGGATCTGCTCGGCGGAAACCGCAATTGTAGCGATGGTGGGAGAGTAACAAGCCAATGGTCCCGATTCACCAGGAAAAATACGTTGAAGAACTGCTAACGCCAGTTTTGCTTTTCGACTGCACATTAACGGACGGCAGCGTCGAGCACTGGTGCACACACAATGCAACCTGGCAGGGCACGGCGTACAGTCCGCGAGTTGTGGCGAACAGCGGATTCAGGATCGGGCTCTTGGCCGACGATGGCGCCGACTGGGGCAACCGGATGAGCGTGGTGTTGGCGAACACGGACGGCTACGTTACACACTTGCATAACACCGAGAACCTGAAGGGGTGCGCGCTTCTGGTGAGCTTCGCGTTTCTCGACCCCGCGAGCGGACTGATTCAGTCCACGCCAGAAGCAGTTTTCACGGGAATCGGCGATGCCCCCGAGGAACTTACGACAACTTCAGCACGCGTCAACTTCATCAGCCGATTCAGCCTGCAAAGGATCGCTCTGCCACAGACGCGCATCCAAGAGACTTGCCCGTGGTCTTTCCCGAGAAACGCAGCCGAGCGCGCGGAAGCTGTGCAAGGGGGAACTAAAGGCATCTACAGCCGGTTCTATCCTTGCGGGTACTCGGCCGATCAGGCAGGCGGATGCGGAAACCTGGACGCTAACGGCAATCCCTTAATCACTTGCGCCGGAACCCAAACCGATTGTGCCGCACGAGGCATGTGGCAGCAGGACGCTAAGGGGAATGCGACCGCGAGATTTGGCGGATTCCAGTTCCTGCCGGCAACATCGCTGGTCCGAAGTGCGGGCTCGTCGCAGAGATTCTGGTCGCAGGCGGTCGACGGAAGGGCCAGGACCAACGACGCTGTACCACTCGTCTACGGGACGGTTCGCTATCCGACTCCCGTCATCTGGGCGTGGAATGACGGGAATTTCCTGATTTGCGAAGCGCTGGTTGGAGCGGGACCGATTCAAGGCGTGTCCAGGCTCTGGGTGAATGGGATTGAGCTGCCACTTGGCGTCGCAGGCACGGACATGTCAGCGACAGGTTGGTACGATGTTCTGACGACTGGAAGCAGAAGCGGGGCATTCGACCCAAACTTCACGAACAGCCAGGGTCAACCAATCAGCGACCCCCACGGGAGTTTAGCGGCGGTCAGCGTGCACGTGCCGGCGAGCTTGGTCAGTTCCAACTCGCTTCCAACGATTGAGGTTCTCGCGCAAGGCATCGTGCTCCAGCGATACGACGGACAGGGGAATCCTCTGGGCACTGTCTTCACTTCGAACCCCGTTTGGATCCTGCTCGATATGCTAATGCGCTGCGGATGGCAGAACAGCGATATCGATATCCCCAGTTTCGCGAGCGCGGCATCCTTGTTGGACGAGGTGGTATCTGTCTCGATCGCAACCGAACCAACAACAGTTGAACCGCGCGCGACATTCAACTGCGCGGTCCTGGACCGCAAACCATCAATCGACGTCATACGAGGACTCAGGCAGGGCGCGGAACTGCTGCTCAGGTTGAACGACCAAGGGCAAATCAACGTGATCGTCGAGGGGAGCATCAGCGACCAGCAGCCTACCCAGTCCGACCACACGAACGCGACCTCGCCACTGAACGGCGGTTGGCCGTCATTTGAGGCAAACGACGGATCTACGAGCAGATGCACAATCCTGGCTAACAAGAGCAGCGACATCGACCTTCGGTTGTTCTGCCAACCGACCAGCGAGACGCCCAACCGCCTTACCGTCGAATACCAAGACTCGAACAACGATTATCAAAACGGGAGTCTTTCGCTCGTCGACCTGGATGACGTGGCCAGAGCAGGCAGCGAGATCCCCGGCATTTTTCGAGGACTAGGAATCCCGAGTCAATCGCAGGCCGAACGAGTCCTGTCCAAGGAACTCGCCCGTAGCGTAGATGGCAACCTGTTTGCGGAGTTCTCGACAACCGTCAAAGGCCTGGGGATGCAACCGGGAGACATCATCGCGATAACAAGCAGCGCGCATGAACTGACCCGTGCGCCGTTTCGAGTGTTGCGACTCAGCCCCGGTCTCAACTTCGAAACCGTGGAAGTTCTCGCACAGGCGCACGACGACGGCTGGTATGGACCGGGAACCGCGGTCAGCAGCAGTTCCACGGGGTGGCCATCAACCGTCAATTCGGGAACGCCATTCCCTATCGCCGGTTACACATACACGGCGGCGGATGGAAATGAGTTCAACATCCTGGAGTCATCGGCATTAACGACCGATGGAGGGGCAAACGAGTTACTCGTCGTGCAATTCCGCCCACCAAGGCAGCAGGTGGCGTCGTTACCTGCACCCGGGATCGGGCAATCAGCAACGGTCGCAGCAGGCGGGACACTGGCGACCGGCACAAACGTGTTGTATTACGCGGTGACAGCACT